CCGGTCTAACTTCGCAACGTCGTTGGATACGTGGCACCTTGCCCAAGACTTTGCTTCTTTACCTACTCTTAACGCAACTTTTATTGTTGATGATCCTCCTGTGGATCGTGTGATTGCTGTTCCTTCGGAACCGCATTTCTTGTTCGATAGTTATATTCAGCTGAAATGCGCAAGGCCGATGCCGATTTACGGCGTTCCAGGCCTTATTGACCACTTTTAGGTAAAAGCGATGGCTTTTTGGTCTGCGGTAGGCGACTTTGCGAGGTCTGCGGTAGGCGACTTTGCGAGTTCCGCGATAGGGTATCTAGGCGGGCGGAGGCAAGAGCGACAGAATCTGGATATTTCTCGTCGTCAAATGGACTTTCAGAGAGAAATGTCGAGTACCGCCTATCAGCGGTCTATGGCCGATATGCGGTCGGCCGGTCTGAATCCGATATTGGCCTATAAACAAGGAGGTGCCTCAACGCCCTCCGGAGCGGGAATTCCCGCTGTAAATCCTACCGCAACGGCGTTGTCGGCCAATTTAATGAAGGCGCAAACACGTCAATCATTGGCTAGTGGTGATCTGCAATCGATGCAGAAATTCCTCGTGAAAATGCAAGCAGATACCGAGGAACAAAAAATGTTTAGTGCAAAAGCAAAAGCCAATATTGATAGGATTAATTCGGGCGCTTATGTGCACGCGACGGGGACGGAGTTGGGAGACGTGCTGCTAAAGTCAAAGCAGTTTATGCAGCTAGGGAAGCCGGTGCAAGATGCGCTTTTGCGTGTGTTTGGTATCGGAGTGGGCGGACGAGCCGTAAAAGGGATAACGAAAGGAATGAAGAGATGACAAACGTAAACAAATCAGAGTTCGGACGTGGCGCGTTCATAGCGCATGAGCGCCTGCAGCTGAAGTGCGAAGAACCTACCCGTGCCAAGCAAGCGATGGCAGATGCTTGCGATATCAACAACATAATGGATCAATACGCTTTAAGCGGTCTCGTTGGACATATCAACGAGCATAAAGGTAACTATGGTGACCTGCCGTCGGTCGTGGATTATCACGACTCTTGTAATGCAGTGATAGCTGCAAAAGACGCCTTTGCGTCGTTACCGGCAAAAATTCGAAATAGATTCGATAATGATCCTTCAGAATTCCTCGCCTTCGTTCAGAACGAAGAAAACATGGAGGAAATGGCAGAGCTCGGGCTCGTGGATAAACCCTCTTCTCGCAAGCCCAAGCAGGCGGAGGCGGAAGCCCCTGCCGAACCGGACCTGCCCCTCGAGGAGCCCATTAGCGGCTCGTCGTAGGGGCGGGGAAGGGCCCGGAAACGGGCCCAAGCACAGTACTCTACTTGATGTAACTGTGCTAACTGACACCGAAAGGAAAAACCTATGCCATATGGACGTAGTTACAAAAAACAATCCGGTAACCGGTTTCGCCGGAAAATACCGGCGAGAAAATCGCGTAAGCTGTTCTCACGTACTGCAAAACGAGTTCATCCTCGTAACCACGGTGGTTCGCGCTCTATGATGCGCGGCGGAATCCGGCTCTGATGTATGCCGTGTTTCCATCCTCTGAAAGGATACCGTAGCTGTGAGATAGGAAAATCTGGCAAGCGTCCTATTGTATTCAATCCAAATCGGGGTTTCAGGGACCTCCCTGTGTCTGTCCCTTGTGGACAGTGTATCGGATGTAAGCTGGAAAAAAGCCGTCAATGGGCTATAAGATGCTCTCATGAAGCGTCAATGTGGAAGCAAAATGCATTTATAACGCTGACCTATAATGACGCTAACTTACCTACTGACGGCTCCCTCCAGCTCCGAGACTTTCAACTATTTATGAAGCGACTAAGAAAACGGCTGGGCCGTGTTCGCTTCTATCATTGCGGAGAATACGGCGAAAAATTTCGCCGTCCGCACTATCATGCTTGCCTATTCGGAATGGATTTTCCGGATAAAAAACTATTCAAAATTCAAAATAAACAACGTCTATATACTTCCGACATCTTGTCGGAGCTATGGCCTCTAGGTTTCTCTACGACAGGTGATGTGACCTTTGAGTCCGCCGCTTATGTAGCGCGGTACATCACAAAAAAAATAACGGGAGCCTCAGCTGAGGCCCATTATGAAAATATAAACCCGGAAACGGGAGAGATTTCAAGCCTGAAGCCAGAATATACGACCATGAGTCGTCGTCCCGGGTTAGGGGCGAGCTGGCTGGAAAAATACCTTTCGGATGTCTACCCCGGTGATTTCGTCGTAATAAGGGGCAAGAAAATGAAGCCCCCAAAATACTATGACTCAATTTATGAGTTGACGCATAAGGAATATTATGAGTCCTTACGGCGTAAGCGGACGGTAGCCGCTAGAGCTCACGTAGAGGAGAGCTCTCGGGAAAGGCTTGCTGTTCGCGAAAAAGTGCAAAGTGCACGGATGGGTAAATTGCCCAGAACCTATGAAGAGGGAAACTAAAATGTTGTTAAAAGTGTTTACTGTCTACGATTCAAAATCCGAAGCCTACATGCAACCGTTCTATACACAATCGCGCGGACAGGCGCTTAGATCGTTCTCGGATACCGCTAACGACCAGGCCTCGGCTATTGGGCGTCACGCGGCTGATTTTACGTTATTTCAAATTGGAGAGTTTGACGACGCGGATGCGTCGTTCATCGATACTCTCAAAGTAAATCTCGGTTGCGCTATAGAGTTCAAGGAAACTGAATCCCCTTTACCCTTTAAGGAATGAAAATGGCTCTCCCATCGGTAATGCATCACAAGTTTAGCGAAGTTCCCCAAGCGGAAATCCCGCGGTCGAGCTTCGATCGATCTCATGGGAACAAAACAACGTTTGATGCGGGATATCTTGTCCCGATATACGTTGACGAGGCGTTACCTGGTGACACGTTCAATCTAAAAATGACGGCGTTTGCCCGTCTAGCCACCCCATTGCATCCCTTTATGGATAATATGTTCTTATCGTCGTTCTTCTTTTCAGTGCCGATAAGACTGATCTGGGATAATTGGGAAAAATTTAATGGAGAGCAGGTAGATCCTGGCGACTCCACGGATTATACCGTGCCAATAATTGCCGCTCCAGCTGTGGGCGGCTTTCAAGCGAATGGCCTCAGTGATTATATGGGTATACCAACTGAGGTAACTAACTTCGAATGTTCTGCGTTTTGGCATAGAGCTTATAATCTAATATGGAATGATTGGTTTCGTGACGAAAACCTTCAGGACTCGGCGGTCGTCGATAAAGACGACGGTCCGGATACAATAACCGATTACCCCTTACTGCGTCGTGGCAAGCGCCACGACTATTTCACCTCTGCTCTTCCTTGGCCTCAAAAAGGGCCGGCGGTTGAGCTGCCCTTAGGGTCCACAGCCCCTGTGCTGGGTCTGGGTAACCTTATAACTCAAACAAGTTTTCCATCAACGCCCACGGTGCGTGAGTCTGATGGAGGAACCAAATTCTACGCGGGAGCGTGGGATACCAGTACGGCGACAACGATTTACGTTGAGGAAGACCCGGATAATGCCGGTTATCCCGGTGTTTACACTGATTTATCGAATGCGACTGCTGCGACGATTAATCAGCTACGGGAAGCGTTCCAAATTCAAAAGCTGTACGAGCGCGATGCGCGAGGGGGAACGCGTTACATCGAAATAATCAAAAGTCACTTTGGTGTGTCCTCTCCTGATGAGAGGTTACAAAGGCCTGAATATCTCGGAGGCGGGACGTCTCCGGTAAATGTGTCTCCTATAGCTCAAACAAGTGAAACGGATACGACGCCGCAAGGAAATCTTGCTGCTATGGGCGTCTCGGCCTTTTCTGGCCATGGTTTCACAAAATCCTTTACGGAACATTGTGTTCTAATTGGAATGGTGAGCTGTCGAGCGGATCTGAATTACCAACAGGGCCTGAATCGAATGTTTTCGAGGTCCACAAGGTGGGACTTCTACTGGCCTGCCTTGGCTCACATTGGTGAGCAAGCCGTTCTTAATAAGGAGATTTACATTCAGGATACCGCTGCGGACGATCTGGTGTTCGGATACCAGGAAAGGTTTGCTGAATACAGGTACAAACCTTCTAATATTACCGGAGAATTCCGGTCTAACTTCGCAACGTCGTTGGATACGTGGCACCTTGCCCAAGACTTTGCTTCTTTACCTACTCTTAACGCAACTTTTATTGTTGAT